ATGGCATTATCAAGGGCTGAAATTCAAAAACGAAGTGATAAGAAAAGAGGTGTAAAACCTAAGGGATATAAGTTATCGATTGAAACAATAGAGATGATTGCGGAGCTAAGCAAAAGCACGGGCAAGGCACAAGGGGCAATTATCGAAGAAGCAATAAAATTATATAAATGTTCGCTATAAAAAAGCCCACGATCGTGGGCGAGGCGAGGGCACAACGTATTATTTTGCAATCACGGGCGAGTATTTTTTATCTAGATTTATCGCATCTGTTTTTACGCCTGTGATTGCGCCTGCATTGACCGGAGTGCTCGTGTTCGGGTGTGAATGCTGCGCTGTCAAATCGGCTAGCCGCTCAATCAGTTCTAGCGTGTCTAACATCAATTGCGATACATTTATCTCACCGCTACCGATCCAAACTTGGGGGGCTACGATTTCTTGTTTTGCGCCGGCAATACTCTGACGAATTGTTTTAATCTGTTCTTTGATTTCGTTTGCTGTGACATCAATTTTATTTTTTACTGATATTGTTTGATTGTTGTTTATTGTTAATGAGTAATCAATACCGACAAACTGCACAAAATTCGAATTAGTCCCAACTGTATAATCTTTTAGTGCAATACTAGTAATTGTATTAGCGCTTAATTTGTGATTGCCGTAAACCGTGAGCGTATTATTGGCTGTAACTGTCGTTTCTTTGGTTGTTGTTTTTTCAGTTGATGAATCGCTATTTAAACAATAATCACGGGCGTTATCTGTCACAGTCTGATCGCTTTCACGTATCATATTGCCGACGTTGTCAATCTTTGTAAAAACCTCAGCACGTTGTTGCAATAAATGCTCGTCTTTTTTGATGTTTGGCATTGTTTTGTTATTCGGGTAAATGTTTCGTATAACCGGCTGATCGGGCTTGCCGTTAATAAACCCTATTTCTACTTCTGTGCCCTCCTCTGGGTAGTGGTACGACCCGCCCTCAGATCCTATATTTGTAACAGGCAACGGTACCGCTTTATAAACCGGCGTCGTCGATTCTTTGCCGTTTTCATCTAATAACTGCACATTAACGGCGTACTTGGGACGGAATGGGGTAGAGATATCACCTAAGTTTGTTTCGTCAGAAATTGCTACAACCTTGGCCATTTTTGACAGATGATAACCATCGGCAAGTTCTGGGAATTCTTTTTCAATTTGTCGCCGTGCTGCCGACTTTTTCCCAGATACATCCTCAAAGGTTATTGTCATGTTATCGTTAATCAAATTGACAATAGAGACCTTTTTACCGTTAATTTTAACGCCTGGGCGTAATTTTGGCACTAGCGGAATTTCGACAATGTTAGATCCGGCGGTTGAAGATGCTATTTTATTTAAATTATCGCCAAGCTTAATGTCTTTATCATTAAAATAGCTATCGTTATAGCTACCGCAATAGATTTTACCTACCGGTGTTTGAAAAAATGTATATTCGGGGATATTGAAAGCCCGGCCAATTTCTTGTAACAGATGATAGCCAGTTCCCGCATGTTTAAAGTGTGGGATTTTTGTATTAACATAATCAGCGGCTGGCAAATTGAACTTTAAGCCTTTTTTTTCTGTCAAATAATTAGCAACATCTTTTAGGGTTGGGTGCTGAAACGAACAATCAATTGTTTGTTGATAACAACCGATTAATTCGCGTATAAATAGCTTTTTAGTGTTGCGTGATGCCGCTTGCTCGCTTTCGACAAAACCAGTAAAAAAACGCTGTAAATCATTGTTATATCCAACATTGATTTTTATCACTTTATTTTTAAGCGATGTTTTATTATCTGCGATAACAATAAAACCGCGACCACAAGCGTTCAGCTCTAACACAATATTACAATCTATAATTTGAACTCGTTCATTATTAATAATTGCGTATTTATTAATTTTCATGCAAAACCTCATCATGACAACGCATCATTAAATACCCCAAGCATGTCCTCAACAATGCCGCCTTTTTCTTGCTCTTGCTCCTCGCTTGGCACTTCTTCAATTATTGCGCCCACATTTTCGTCACCGTTTTCAACTGCTCGTTGTTGTGCCCGTGCTTCTCGTTTTTCGGGCACTGATTTACGTTCTGATAGCGTAAAACTAACTTGCCATGCTAATAGCGTGGAATGGGGAGAAACCGAAACTTTTCCACTGAAAACCGCTTCACGTAAATTTATAACGTTAGCCGTTGCATTTGCTACACGATACAGCTTTTTAGCTCCGCCTTTTTCGGTTTGATATGACAATTCAATCAATCGGCTTAAGCGATCCGGTGTTGAATATTCAATTAACCCGTTAATATTTAATTTCTTTGGTTTGATACCTTTTTCACTGCTGTTAGTCGAAGATGATTGCCCTGACTGGTCTTCTTCCGGCAAATCATACTCGGCAGAAATTGACGGGTTTTTTAATATAATTGATTCACCGTCTAACGCCAATACAATATTATCAACGCTTCCAGCAGATCCGTTATTGTTCAACGATGAGTTTTCTATCATGTACTAAATCCAAAATAGGGGTTAAGTCGTTATCAGAGAATGCTAACAAAAACGTAAAAATATGCTCTTTGTTCGGTAATTCTTTATAGAGATCACACGGCAAACCATAAAAAAATGTTATATCAATACTACCGCCAGTTAATGACGTCGTCTGACTAGCAACTTTATTTAAAACGGCTGCTTTTTGCTGTGCAAACTGCTGTAATTCACTCATTACGCTATCAATTGATGCTTTAGCGTCTTTTTGTGCCTCTTTTAACGTTTGACTGTTAACAATTGCACGCGTGTTACTTGATGATAGTTGCTTTACAATTTTACGATCTGCCGGGTTCGGTATAACCATTTTTGTTACATCTAAATCTTGCACTGTTTTAGCTGTTCTCAGTGCTCGATTGATTTCCGGCAAATCCCATCGCTTACTTAACGCTTCCAATTGATTAATAAAACCGGTTTCCGTCACTGAAGATATTAATATAACAGCAACCGGCGTTATGCTGTCGATTTTTGCCAATAACGCCCTGATTGCTTCTTCGGGTGATAAAAATTTGCTATTAGTGACTTTGTACGGCTCAATTGCTACAACTTCAAAGCTCATTGGCTTATATTTTGCTAATGAAAATGTTTTATCACACCACATGATCGATTACTCCGGTTTTTCCGGCCAATCAATTTCTGGCGCAGCATCGACGTCAATACGATTTAGTAAAACCCGGTATTTTTTCCAAGCCGAATACGCCGTTTTTTCTTCATTAGTTGCAATATCAGTATCAATCGCATCTTGCAAATAATCAATCCGTGATTTAGCTTCACTTAGTAACTGATTTTTTTGCACTGATGCTAACATGACATAATGATTATGCTGTTTTTCTTTGTCTAATACCCATTCTTCACCGTTCCACACGTCAAAATCGCAAGCAGGCTTTAGAAAAGTGTAGTCAACCGGGATATCACCAATTTCTTTTACTGTAGCTTCTTCGCCATTTTTTGTTGAATAGATTTTCTTGCCACGGTGATCATCAAGATAAACCCACGCCCCATTTTTGCGAACAATCGCTTTATTTTCCGGCGATTCCACCGGAGCATCTGAGCATGCGTGAACAGGAAAGCCAAACCCATTAGCTACGTACTCATAAGTTGCATTAATGAATTCACCCGTAACCGGATCTGAATTGTAAATAAGCACCCAACCCGGCTCTACAGCAAAGCCGTTATTGTCAAATTTAGCGAATGGTGGCGTTAATTTGTATTTCATATATAAACCTCTTTTATTACTCTGCTCTAACAATAAACAAAAATGCAAGACTTCTAACTCGATTCTCGTGAGCGATCGGAACGTGTTTTGCTGCGTCGAAAATTAATTTTTGATGCGAACCACCCGACCAGTTGCCCGTTTGGTAAGCACCAATCGAATTCACACTAGCGTAGAAAGCTCCAGAACTAATATTTTGATGCGTGGCCCCGGTCATGAACGTTTCTAAACAACCCCAGATGTTACGTATAGCGTCGCCCTGCCAGCTCAAAATTTCACGACCCGGGTCTACGCCGCGACCGTCATCCCACCCCCGAATATATTCACCCCTAATATCTGGGAGAATACCGTTAGGGTAAGCCGCTGCAAGACGAGGATATTTGCTTCTATCAAAGTGCCATCCATTGCATTTTGCCCAGCCCGGAGGAGGATTAACACTGGGCCAAGGAAGCGGAACGCCAACCGGCACAGAGCGATCGCGAACGTAAGAATCTAAATAGCTAATTCTATTTGGATCAATCCAACCGTTGTTAAAAAAATCACCGTAAAACGACCAAAGCAACTTGTTTTCGTCGCTTGAATAAACACCAACAACGCCGTCATTCCTGACGACAAAATGAAATCTCTTGTCTGGTGACGCTACAACAGATTGTTGAAACTCATCTGACCATGAAAACTTATCATTCAAGCTATTAATTCGATTGTATGCGTTATTAGCTTTATCGTTAACGTTTTTCACAGCTAACAGCGTTGCCGCCTCTGTTTCTGATGTGCTGTTAATTTCTGAACTGAGTTTAACTATTCCCACCTTTTCAGTCGTTGCATGATCGTACGTTGTGATAAATGATTTCGGTTTAACAACAACTAGCTTGCCGTTTGCGTCAACTGAAGCTACACGCTCAACAAAGTGCTTAAACCCGTTTTTTTCGTAATCTTTTAAATTAGTGCCAGCAATTAAATTGTAGTTTACCGACCATTCACCAGTTACAGTACCGGCTAGCCAAGCATCGATGTATAACGATTGATTACTTTCGACTTTTATCGATGTTTGAGCTGTGTGCTCAACTCGCAAACCGGCAACATATGCCAAACCTGATGATACTGTTAATTGATTGCCATTTTTTGTTATTGCAAAACCGTCATTAATTGCTAATCGATTATATAAATCATAATTAGTTAATCGAATACGTTCATCTTCGCCAGCTAATCGTTTTGAATAATCAATCTGCCAAGTTTGGGCATTGACAGTAATACCGGTCGATTCAGAAGCATTATCAATTTCTAACCAAATCGATTCCGTGATTGTGTTGCCTTGCCGTTGCCCCGCGGTCTTTATTTTTCGTGTTAAATCAGTATGCATTACCATGCATAGCGTGTTAGTTTCAGAGTTCACCAAACCAATATAATTGAAAGAAAAATCACCAATACTAGTGTCCAGAATAACAGAATAAACAACTGTTTTATCATTCAATAACCCGGATTGCGTAACTGGAGCAGTATGTACGATTTGACTTGCGGCGGGCATTGAACCGTTTAAATCGATTTCAGTATCGCCATTTATGCCGTTGATGTTAGCAAATATAACTTTATCTAGTTTTATCGGTTGTGATTTGCTCAATTGTTTTATAAAAAACTGTTCGCCTGTTTTTACTATTGCCGTTTTACTCATTGCTGTACTCCATTAAATTCTTTTACTTCACCAAAACCACCCACTTTTAAAATTACTGTTGCTTGGTGTATTCGCTTAAAATCAAATTTAGAACCGTTGTAATGCTGTTTGTTATTAAAATCACCGCACTTAAACCTCATCGGCTGCACGTGAACAATTTCAAAAAAATAACGCCGACATGTACGCCCGTATTGCCTGATAATTTCAGTTAACAAATCGCGGTTATTTGTTAACTGGTTATCAGATAATCGCAAGATAATAACGTCCCAATCATAGCCGCTTTGGCGTTCTAATATTTGAACCGTGCCGATTTCTAGCCGCTCAAATATATTTTTAAATCCAACAACCGATCCCGAATCTGTAGCATTAGCGTATGCGTATTTAATACGTTTTCGATATAGTGCCAATGGCTCGTTATTTAGTCGTTTAACATCGCGTTGATATGCATACAAAAATAATAATCGCTCGTCGCATGTTAACGGGTCGAACTGCATAACTGGGAATTTTAACCATTGATACATACGATCCCAGTACTTAACCGCTGCATTAGCCAGCTTTAACGGCTCGCCTTTGTTCATCCACACTGGCAGCTTGATTTTTAATTTCATTCTGCAACCTCGGTATTTATTGTTAGAGTTCGAAGTCTTGGCACTTCTAACTCGCTGACAATGTCGCCGATGTTAAATACAATCGAATGTAATTCGTTAAATTGTTCGTGTAATTCTTCGTTTAATTTTGAGATGCTAAAACGTGAATACGCATTTACCTGAGTTACGTTATAGTCGTTGTTCTGACGAAATGCGCAACGTATAAAATGCTCAACGTTTAATACATATTGATTGATGTTTGTCGGCTGCTGTTCACGTTCAAAATATAATGTAACAGCAATATCAATTTTCTTTTCCGGCACAGCAAAGCACCGCAGATCGTCGCCATGCCCTCTGTAACCTTGCCCCATAATGTAGTTATTTACTGTATCGATAAAATATTTTGAATCTACGCCGTCATTTAGCAATAGATATAAATTTGCGGTACCCGGGCCACGTGGCGCGTCATGCACAAAATAAACTTGCTTGGTTGAAATACCGGTAATTGTTGTCACAATGCCACGGTAAACGGCATCAGTGTGATAGTGGCCAACAAAGTTATACTGATTCTTAGTTCTATCTCTTAAATCGTCATCTGATTCAATATTAGCCCCCGGCGATATCAACCAATTATCGTCATTAGTAACAGTTACACCGTCTATCTGTTCAACTAAAAAACGATAATAACCAGCAGCCAAGTTATAGTTTTCACCGCTGCCGACGGCCACTACTGGAATGCGTGCGGCTTCAACACCTGCCGGTATGCTACACTCTTGAGTAGTTTGTAATTGATATGTAACCCCGTTAATTTCGGGCGAGCTGATCACAGTGCCTACAGGTATAACAACCGCCTGATTTTTATTTGCTTTAGTGAATAAAATTTCACCCGTTGCCAATGTTGCCGGCTTACGCTCTAAATTAACTGCGTTAGCAAACAGATCTAAAAACTGACCGCTTGCAGTCATTAAAAACATATTCATTAATACATTTTTGATAAATGCATCTTTTAGCCAAACGTATGGCTTTATAACGATAGCCGACATTAATCGCCAAAAGGGGGAGTATTTCGATGTATTGGTGATTAACCCCTCTGCTTTTGTCAATTCTTCGAACTCTTTACGGGCAGCGTTTTCATCAACTGGCATACCGTGATCGTGTAGAATTTTTTCAAACATTTTTTGATAATCAGCCATCGATTGATACTCCAATTTTCCCAAAATCATAAGTGTCAGCAGTCAGATAAAGCCGCTCTGCTGTTTCCTCTTTGATGTGCGCCGTGCCCGGAACAATACGCCGATCGCTTTCAACTAACAGAATAATCTTAGTAAACACGTCATACCTCATTGTTGGCGAGCGTTCAGCAACTAATTCAGTCGCTAAACCGCTTTCAATAATCGCATGTTTAATATCTTGCCCGATGCTTTGCTGATTTTTTGCTAAGTTCGGCTCATAGCCGTTATTTAACGAAAAATCACGATCAGTAATGAGTAAATCAAAATATTTATCCTGCATACAATTGATTCCACTCCTGTAATTGTGCAGGCGTCATCGGCTGCGCGTTATTAATTGTGACCGACTGAATATTCTTACTATTGTCAATATTCTGCGATTTACTGTTTTGAATCTCTTTTGACAATCCACCATGATCGATATCACGCACGATCGTACTTGTGATCGGCGATTTTGCAGTGCTAACCGGAGATTGCTCTGGTTCGTCGATTTTTTCGTATTCAAGTAATTCGATGTTAACACCCGGGATATAATTTAAGCCGTCGATAATTGTGTTAATAACATCTATTCCTTTGTTTTGAATGATTTTAAAAACGCCCCAAAACGCTTCTTTCAATGCATCGCCGACTTTTGAAAATGCGTCAGCATCAGTAAAAAACTCAACAAAACTATCCCATCCGGCTGTTAAATCATCGATTGTTGATATAAATGTATCGCCGATAAACTCAAAAACACCACAAACAACATCAGATAATAAATTGAACGATTCAATCCATGATTGAATATATGCAGTATCTTTTATATAGTCCCAAAACTGCGAGACTAATGTAATAGCGTCAGTAAATACTGATACAATTTTATCTTTTAACCCAACAAACAGAGATACCCAAACATTAATCCCAAATTTAACGATTTTCCAAAGCAACAAAAACACTTTGCCGATGAATTTTAAATAGCCTGCGATCATCTTAAATACCCACGTTTCACTAAACGCAGCCCACAACGCTTTAACTTTTTCAATAACCCAGTTAATTGCGTTACCGATCTGTTTACGAAACACCCAGCAAATAGCAATCACAGCCGCAATTCCGATAATAATTAGTGTAATAGGGGACAGCAGTAACGATATAACACCCGAAATAATTGCAAACACAGCAGCAATACCCGCCAAGCTTATAAGTGCAATTGTGATAATGCCGATCCACTTAGCAATATTTGGAAACATTTCAAGCCATTTGGCAAATTTGCCGATAACGCCACTAATAGCATTCATAACCGGCATTAAAACTGGCAATAACGCCCGTCCAATTAATTCTTTAATATTCATAAATTGAGCATTGATACGCTCTAATGGCTTGACGTTACCTTGTGCCATTTTTTGCATCAGCTTGAAGTTTTGACCTTTGCCGATTTCTTTAATATGTTGATTTAATTCATCGGAGTTATTCGCCAATGTTTTTACAGTATCTGCACCAGCACCAAAGGCTTTATCTAATAATTCTTGGGCTTTAATGTTCTTTGATAAATCCTTGCCAAATTTACCCTGTATTTTTGCGATAATTTCTGGCATTGATAGCATTTTGCCGTTAGCATCAGCAAACGAAAGCCCTAGCTCTTTACCGGCTTTGCCTAAGTTTTTATACAGTGCAGCATATGAGCCCGCAGCACCCGCGCCAAGGCTTTTACTTGCCATGCTTAAAACGACGGCCTGCTCCGACATACTTACGCCATTATTGGCGGCTGTGCCTTTGGTTTTTTGCATCATGCTTTGCAGTTGCTGAGTTGAGACGTTAAAATTGTTTTTAGCATATGCCGAGATCCCGGCGGCATGACGGGCAAAATTTAACTGGCCAATTTTATTAACTGTTCCTTTGTAGCTCGCTGCCATTTGCTCAATGTACGCCGTTGATGTGTCCACGCTTTCGCCTGTCGCTTTTGACAGCATATTCATCGCAGCAACAGCCTGCGGTACATCTGCATCACTAATACCAGATAGCGCCCCTTTAATTGATGATGCTGAATTGACGAAATCAATAGCACTAGTGCCATATTCAGCACTGAATTTTTTTGCTGCTGTTCGCAGCTCATTAATTGACGAAACACCGCCCAAACTAGCGTTTTTTAATGCTCTGTCCATTTCCTCAGCAGGAGACAGCAGGGCGGTAATGCTCTTGGCAACAGCAAACAGGGCAATGCTGCCGCCGCCGATTTTTTTAAATGAGCTTGCAGCAGTCGCATTAAATGACTTAAATTGAGACTGTACACGCTTAAGCGGTGCTGTTACGCGATCAGTTAATTTAATTACAAAATCTAATGATGATGACATTTATTATTTAACACCCTTAAACGCTTTACCTATACCGTTTGCCACTGCTGCTGCCGTTACTTCGGCTAAATGATTATCTAGCCACGCCGCCCGGGCGAGGTTTTCGCTACTATCATCCTCACTTGGTAAATAGTAGCGGCGTAAGATTAAAAGCTGTTCAAGTGAATTTTTTTCAATCTTACTTACTCGCCGATTTAGTTTTTTACTTCAATTACCAAATCTGGCGCATATTGTTTGATAACTTTTTCAATAATCTGTAATGCTGCCCCGACATGGTTTTCTAAAATTTCGTTTAACTTCTCTTTATCTTCTGCTAACACAGTACGACGTAAAAAGTTGGTTGCGGGTGCAATTTTGTCGTTCATCGTGATATCGTTGATATACGTGTTATAAGCCAGCTTTGTTGGTTCGAATGTGATATCTGTGCCATTAATTGTTAGTGTGATTTTCATGTTGTACCTCTATTGTTTCTACTAAAGTGTTATGTCTCAGCGCACAATCGATATAAATACTGCGCCACTCAATTAATGCGTTTTGTATTGCTGCTGCTGAGTTGTTCTCAATTTTCGGCAATATTTCAACGCACTTTGTTAATGTGTTTTGTTGATAAAATTTGCTCGTAATCTGCTGTTTGTTTGTTGAACAGCTCGACAAAATCACGGCTAATGCAATTGCTGTTAGTAGCATTGCTAATAGTCTGCGTTTTTTTGTTATTTTGTCGTTCATACGTTTTTACCTGCTGTAGTTTAGTTTCTAGCTCTTGCGATTTATTATTAATAACTGATTGTTGTTGCTTTGCTTCAAAATTCAGCTTGTTTGTTTGTTTTAGTGATTTGCTATCATGTTGTAACGATGAAAAATAAACACCAAAACAAAAAATCAGTAATATAAATAAAGCAATAATCACTAGCCTATACTTACTCATTTGAACCCCAACGAGCTTTAACTGCCCGAACATCAACATGGGTAAATGTGCGGTATCGTCCGATCCCGAAATTTTCCGGACATTTTGCATCTAAATAATCAGCAACAGCAGACGGCGGAACGTTTTTTACTCTGATGTCAGCAGCGTTACCGAGCACGTGCTGGCTACTGGTTTTACCCCCAACGGCTTGATTATGTTTTTTGCAGCGGCATGCACTATTAACAAAAACAGGAGCATTAAAATGAGCACGAACATCTTCTAATACATCAATTAAAAGTGGATTTACATCATCAAAGCCGCAACCGCATTTACATGCAAATTCTGAGCGTTTAAAGTGTGCTGATAAATTCATTAATTTTTTCCTTTTTGTTTTTTATCAATGTAAGTAATAACAACCCATTCAATCAGTGAGTGCCCAAGAATACCGAGCAACGCCGCCGCGCCAACGACAACCAGCTGAGGTGCGTTTGGGTGAGGAATCATTATTAAACCGGAAATAAGAGACGAACCAGTACCTAGCAACGCTCGCCCAATAACTTTTCTCCAAGTGATCGCTTCGTCACCAGCGAGCAGCTTAGCTACACCGAGCATAAAGCCTACAAGCCCGATTTTTACTAATAATGATTCTTCATTAGTCATTGTTATAACCCATTAATAATTTAATAAATTACGTGTATCAGTTGCGGACAAATATGGTACGCCGTTAATACTGACAAAATCTGGGGACGTGACAATGTAATCGATAGTGTGAGTTGTCTCGTCGTCACTTGATTTATCTGCATTAAGCAGATCTGATATTTTTAATCTGCATCCAAACGCTTCTATTTTTTGACTTTCGTCGCCGGTATCCGCATAAAACATCAAATCAAAGTCTGGCAGATTACGAAATGAGCCAGCACTGCGAGCAAGATCAATCAATTTGTTAAAATATTTGCTCGAAAAAGTTAGCGCACCCTCGGCAGTTACTGAACCTGCAACGTACCCATCCGGAACGCCGTTTGTTGATGCTGCCGCGCTATTATCAGTAATCGATAGCGTCGCAGTTTTAACTTGAACTAATTCGCCGCCGATGTTGACATCGAACGATTTTCCCGTGATTCTTGAACCCATTTAATTACTCCTGTTATTGGTCTAATGAAGCATCAAGCATTAAGCTGATAGTGATTTGCATCGGAATATCACGCGTGCGCACAACCGCATAAATATCAACTGTTTTAGGTGTTTTCCACGTGATCACAATGTCGCCGTCCCGCGGTTTTTTAACCTCTCCGGGGAATTCAATGCCGTTTATTTGTGATGTGATTGACATCTCACGCATGGGCTTAGCAAAGTATTGCTGATGTACAGCTATCGAATTAGCTGAGCTATTGAATGATGCATCGGCAATTTTTGCGATCGCTAATAATCGAATTTTTCGAGCTACTTTATCGATAACGCGTACTGTCTCTGCTGATTGATAATCACCGCCCTCAACGTCTAGCGTTCTATCATCGGCCCAGTAAATGCCGTCGTAATCTGGATACCACATCGGCACACTGTAACGATTTGCGTTCAGTGTTTGCAGTGTGGCTAATGGCAATTCAATACCGGCGGAATCGACTGGCAAGGTGTCACGCCCTAAATTACTTACAGCGCCAGTTTTAACGCGTGCTAGCGCATCAGCAATGGTTACCGACCGATTGCATGAACGCCCGGCATTGACAAAAGGCTCGTTGCCAAAAATCATGGGTACAAGTGTAATTGCATATTCAGCAATACCGTTTTGTAGTGTTGCTAGTCGTGATTCATATTTTGCCCACGTTTCGTTAGCTTGTAGTCCCTCGACACCTAAAATAAATCTTACCCAGCGCCCGTACTTTGCAATTAAATTTTTGCGCAGACTAATGGCTTTATTGATTTCAGCTTTAGTATTGATATTTTCAGCATAAACAACCGCTTCATACGATCCGATTTTTTGAGCCTGCATTACTGCATCAGTCCAATCTTGCCCATCGTTTAAAATAGCAATACTTGCAAACCAGTTTTGCCCTGCGTTTTCTAATGCAGACAATATGCCTTTTTTTAGTGCGCTATCGTCATTGCCGAGCACGCCATTAAAATCAGTTTGTGCATTGACTGAAATAATTTGCCCTTTGTTTTTATTTGCATTGCCGATAAATAAAAATCGTCGCTCAACTTCATCTGTTTCACCTTGTAACAAATTAAGTTGATTAATTGTAATTGTTGGCCAAGTCATTTAATTTTTACCTCTTCATGTTTTGGGCTTTTACATCCCAGCCAAAGCTAATATTTTTAAGTTGTCGTTCTAATATTTTGGAAAATTCGTTATCAGTTATACCCATAAACGCACGGCTAGGGATTTTTACTGACCAAAATTGCTTAACTAGCTCATCGACCATTCTTTTTATTACTACCCCCGCCTGTGCTCTTGAATAATTTTCACTAAGCCACTTAACCGATGATTTAACTTCTTTTCCTTTTCTTGAGTGCGTATGTCCTAGCTCTCTTAATTTTTTAATTTGTTGTTTTGTAATCGAACCCTTTTTTTTGCTATTAGATTGCTTTTTAAATTGCTTAGCATTTTGTCGAATTGTCCGCCCATTTTGTTGCACATCAGCAACTACACCGATTGGGATATTTTTATCCGACGTGCTTTTATAATGTCCTTTAAAATAAAGTTTCACCGCTTCAATCGCCGGCATTTCTCTAACCGCTATATGTTTAGCTATTTTTTTCAAAAGCGGGCTTTTACGCTTGCCTTTCCTTTCTTTAAAATCAGAACCATTAAAGTCTTTCTGTTCTTTAATATTCCTTTTTATTGCCGGAATCATGCCCAGCTTTGCTATACGCCACAAAAGACGTTGTTTTTTCTTTGGTGGCATCTCAAGCTTTTTAATAGCTTCTTGTAACTCTTTTAGTTGAGTTTTGTTTAATTCGCCTTTAATTTGCATTAATATTCACCCCGTCGGGATGAACCCAAACGCTAGCAGCGCCCAAGCTATAGCGTTTATCCTTGTACGGTATTGATCCGCTTTCATCTTCGATCAGCGTGATATCTTCTGACAGCGGTACTGCAATCATTAAGTACGCTGTTTGTTCGTCATTTTCTGAAACATCGATATCAGGATTAACATTATCAAATTGCGTATCGTCCCGGTTTTTACTTTCAAGCCAACACATGACTAAAGCAAAAATCAAACATGGGTCATAAATTCGGTAAGGGAATTCGTCAAATGTTATTACTGCGTCGTATTTCAGTTTTGCGCATAAAAGTTGCTCCGTTGGCTGTTTTGTAACTAATTTAAATACGCGATCAATTTCTAAATTGTCCATAAATGAACTGAACTTTTGCCCACGATAAACAGCTACAGGCAGGTTATCTTTTAAAAATGTAGTTAACTCAGTAATCAAACTCATATCAGTGCAACCCCGCAACGGCGCAAACCCAGTAATTTACGTATTTCCCTTGTACTTTCTGCTAATAATGCCGTTCTCATTTCTTTTTGGCTTTCGCCGATTTTGTCATCTCGACTAGCAATACTGACAAACTCACCGAGCAGGTCGGCTTTGGCTCGTGCAAACACAGCTTTTTTATAAATAATCACTGTTGAAGAAACACCCTCAACGCTGACTACTCCGCAATCGCTTGCGTGGTTAATACCTTTTGATATTTGTATGTTTTTGTATTGTTCTAACGTCAAATTGATTTCAACAACCGCAGATACAATTGCATCACGTAATAACCGATCGTTAATGTTTGGTGACATAGCTCTATCAATCTGAAATTCAGATAAATCTAAATCTGGCCAGAACCCGTCATTGCTAATAACGATTGCTGATTGATTAAAATCTTGCCCACTAAACATAAAAATACCTTTAAAAAAGTGCCCGTACGCAAACTTTGAATATCAGCAAATCAATACTTAATTCTCATTTGCTGGGCACTGGCGTTGTGTGTAGTCTGTTATTTACTTAATGCGTTAATTCGTTGCTCAATATTGCCAAGCATGGTTTTAACGCCCACTTTGGCATAAATATTTTGCGCCTGAGTTAATAACTCTTTTGCCTGATTTAATACTTCGACGTTATCGATTGCTGTGGCTTTTGGTGCGCCGTTTTCATCACGCAATAGATATAAACCGGCGAACTTGTACCATTCCGCTTTATCTGATTCATATAATCGCCATTTGTTTTTAACAAGCTCAAATACCCGGCTAAAATATGGCTCGATTGAGTGACCATTAGCGGCAGTAGTTCCGATCCATTCGAACATAGCCCTAGCAACAAAACCGGATAATTTCATACTCCACGACTTTGGCGTATCTTGGTTTTGTTCTATCGCAATTTCTGCCCAGTCTAGCCCCTGATCGAACTGCTGAGTATCAAACAGCCAAACAATGCACCAAACAAAAATTGGGTTAGGGTAGACTTTACCCTCCTGTAAATATCGCTCAACTTTTGGCATCCATTTGGGTAACACAACGTTTAATTTGTATTCGTTACGCTCTGCCATGTCATTGCCGAAATTACGTAAGTATTCGATATCACGTTCTAGCTCAGCATTAACAATATGCAAGCTATCTTTTGAATCAACTAGCACCGCTTTTTCTTGGCTGATTTGTGCCACTTTTTCCCGGTGCTGTTGAAACGGTGATAAAACAACTGTCATAAATTTACCTTTTATTGAGCTGCCAGTAATAACTGGCAGCAGGACTAAACTTAAACAAATGAGATCGCACTTTCATCAATTGACACGTATAATTCAGGCACTTCTAAAGCGTAACCCTCGTTGCGCCAGTACTTGTTTTCGAACTGCTTACGGTCTTGAACATCTTCAGCGGCGCGGCGTCGTGAGCCTTTTTGCGTGTAGATGTGAAGATTTTTAAGCGTGGTTGCCACGATACGTTTACCAGGCATGAATGGCGGAACAAATGCTTTTTTACCTGCAATAATCGTATCAAGTTGAGCGGCGGCCAAGTTTTCGGTTGGTGTGTCAGCTTTGCTATATAAGCGGAATTGCTCACGGGCAAGCAAATCACTGCCGACTAAGATAACGATATTTGGATCGTTACGGCATTCAACCGGTAAATGATTAACCAAATCCGATGCCATAGCGTCTAATGTTTCATAACTACCGCCCGGGCCTAACGTGACCGGGGTTGTTAACACCTGAGATCCGCCGTTCCACTCTTTAGCGATTTGATGCCAGCCTTTGTTAACATCCTCACCATTCGGATACTGATCAGGATCGGAAGTATTTGCAACACTGACACCATTAAAGCCAATGCGAAGCATATCTAGTGCGAACTGCTTATCGATGAAATCTTGCATCATGCGGAAAAATTCACCCTCACCGCCGGAGTTAGCCCAGACGCTTAACGTAGCCCAATCTAATGCCGCACATGAGTCGGTTTCGCTTAGTTCGTAGGTGTTACCGTCTACGCCTAATTTTCTGATAAATCGACCGCCTGACTTTCGTCCCGTCAATAATTGAGAAGTACCCGTAACAACAACTTGCCCTTTCAGTTGATCAACGTCAAAACACGTTATCATTTGTAAAAACTCGGTGCTGTGTAAAATTGCCTCGCGGAGGCGGGTATCCATTGGATTCGATAACGAAAACTGCTTAGTAATATTCGTAACGCCGGCTTGCTTAGCTAGTGCCGTGCAATATTTTTGTATTAACTGTTCTGCTTTTTGATTTAACATGTGTTTATCTCGGTTTTAGTTTTATCTTGTGATTAAAGTACTTAGTGCAAATCAATGCGTACTTAGTGCAAATCAATGCTAAATGCTTGTGAACCAATACCCGGTTTTTGACTTACGGGGGTTTTCATCAATGCATTAAATTTATTTGTTAATGCTTTATGTTCTGCTTTGAGTTGCGCCATTTCTTTTTTAATTCGTGAAAACTCGGCATTGTCAGCCGCTTCTTCTGTTACTTCTTGAGCTTCCTCAATGTTATCGATTGCTTGTTCAGCTTTTTCTTGAATTTCTTCGGCTGTTGCTTGTGCTGCTTCGGCGTTCCCATTTTCAAGCTGTTCAATCAGTGTCTTATTTTGTTCTTGCAGTTCTGCAATTGTGCTCTTAGCTTCTTCAAGCTCGGCAAGCAATGCATCAATTTCGTCTTGTGTCATGCTAAAATTCTCTCTTTTAGTGAGTTTTGATAAATTAATTTTTTTATTTGGTAAGCAATTATTTTTTTCAGAATTAAATAGTAAAACCGGCTCAGCTCGAAACCCCTTTTTATTGGCTGAAAAAGCAAGCCGTGAAGTTCCTGTACTCGCCGGCTGATCGGTAGCAGCCAAGCCGACAAGGTAAAAATCGCCGTTTTCCGGAAAGTCGGGTAAAATTTCAATTGATGAATAAATTTTCTGTTCTTGTTCATTCATAGATTGAAAAATAGCGTTAGCACGTAAGCGAGCCATTAATCTTAGTTTTCCGTCTTTTTCCTCTAACTTTAATTCTTCAACCGTGCCCAAGTTAGCAGAAAATTGCCGCCAGAATGGCTCTTCATGCTCACACCAAACCAATGCCTGATATAATTCTGCACTATAATTTTTTACAACGCTTTCGAGCCATTCCCGCTTAATTTCTCGCCCATCGATTGTTTTGCCCTCTTGAGCAATGCATAACCAATCGCTGATTTTGATTTCTGCCATATTTTTAACTTGGTTGAATTGATTTAATTGATGTGAGTATGTTAACGGCTAGTAATTTAGTTTGCACGGCGTGCGTTTCGGATATAAAGCCTTTTCCGAAAAGGGTTTGATGAATGTTTTATGTGATTACTAGACAATAGTTACATGAGATACAATACCGAACTAATTAAAGCAGCGCAGGCGCTATATTTAAAGCGTCACACGCCAAAAGAGATAGCCAAATCGTTACATTTAAAAAATGTAAGGATCGTTTACTATTGGGCGGAAAAGTATAAATGGTCGTTACTATTAAGTGAGGAATCGGTCGAAGATGCGATCAATCGCCGACTAGCACTACTGATCGGACGAGATAATAAAAACGAGTTAGAGCTGCGAGAGATCGAAAACCTGGTAGCGCAGCATGTCAAATTAATTAATGCACGAGCTAAAACACAGCACAAACAAGAGCAAACCGAAACTACAGATAATATTAATGACAATAGTGAGCAACAGCAACAAAACGAAAAATCGGGCAAAAAGCCCCGACGACGTAAGAAGAATGATGTTTCACATATTACAAAAGAAGATTTTGATGATGTTGCTCAAACGCTGTTATATAAACATCAATTATATGTTAGAGAGCATAAAACAGCGTCACGCTATCGCTTTATTTTAAAAAGCCGCCAAATTGGTTTTACGTTCTATTTTGCATTCGAGGCGTTTGAAGATGCGGTATTGACGGGCAATAATCAAATATTTGTTTCATCATCAAAAGCGCAAGCCCGGGTTTTTTCAATGTACATAAAGCGGATCGCCGATGAGTTTTTTGGCGTTGAAATAAAAGGCGGTGACTTTATCACATTAAGCAATCATGCCAATTTAATTTTATGCGCCAACAATGTAAGCACAGCCCAAAGCTATAGCGGTAACGTCTATTTTGATGAAGTCTTCTGGATGTCCAAATTTATCGACCTGTACACCGGCGCCAAAGCTATGGCAACGCTAGGGGATTTTAGAATAACGTTATTTTCAACACCAAGCACTAAAGATCACCCATGTTATAAATTATGGTCGGGCGAAGAATGGAAAGACGGATCACAAAAACGGAAAAATATCGACTTCCCGGCCGATGAAACGCTGCGCATGAACGGCACAATCTGCCCCGATAAGTTTTGGCGTTTGCTGATCACTATGGAAGATGCAATCAAGCTAGGCTTTGATAAAGTTGATATTGATGATCTAAAAGATTCGAACAGTGCCCAAGCTTTTAAAATTCTGTATTGCTGTAAATTTGCTGAAAGCGGTAAGGGCGTTTTTGACTTTGAAAAATTACAAAAATGCATTACTGATGCAAGCAAATGGCAAGATTTAGACTTAAAAGCCGATCGACCTTTCGGCAATCGTGAAGTATGGGCAGGCTTTGACCCTAGTCGCACCCGTGATAATGCTACGTTTGTGCTAGTTGCTCCGCCGTTACACCCAGATGAAAAATTTCGGGTGCTAGCTATTTATCAATGGCGGGGTATGAATTTTAAATATATGGCAAACGAAATCAAAAAAATTAAAGAAAAATTTAACATTACTTATATTGGCATTGACATAACAGGGATCGGCTACGGTGTTTATGAACATATTAAAGAGTTTGCACGGCGTGAAGTTCGAGATATTCACTATAACGTAAATATCAAAAATCAATTGGTTTTAAAAATGGTCGATGTTGTCGAGGAGGGGCGAATTGAATGGGACGAGGAGCAAAAAACCTTAATCACGGCGTTTATGTCAATTGAACAACAAGCCACGGCCAAATCAAATCAGATCACATATGCCGCTAGCAGGACAGAACAAACAGGACACGCCGACGAATTTTTTGCTATAGCGCACGCGGTATTTAATGAACCATTAAACAACACTAAAAAACGTCAATCAAAATGGGTATTACAAAAATGATAAATCTGTTTAAACGAAAAAAAGCACAAAAAACCGCTCGAATGAGTTCAATTGCATTTGAACGGCCGGAAACCGTATTAACTGACCTAACTTATTATCATAATGCCCGTAATGAATATGAACGTGATTGTTATACGATCCCAATCGATAGGCTCGCCCTGTCACAACTACCGAATATTAACGCACAGCACGGCGGAATAGTGCAAGCAAGGCGTAACATGTTACTAAGCACGTACAAAAGTGGCGGATTAAGCAATATGCAAGCCATGTCGGCTTTTTTAGATTTAATTATATTTGGTGATTGTTATCTGCTAAAGCTGCGTAACGCCTTTGGTAATGTTGTGGGATTGACGCCGCTAATGTCGTTATATGTCAGAGCACAAAAAAACGATGATGAAAACGAAATAACTGGCTTTGTTTTCCCAAATAAAAATGAAACGATTATTTACCCGGTTGAAGATGTAATTCAAGTAAAAATGTCCGACACACAGCAACAAGTTTACGGTCTGCCTGATTATTTAGGTGGTGTAAATAGTGCCATGTTAAACAGTGAATCTACTATGTTTCGCCGTCGCTATTATAATAACGGGGCGCACATGGGCTACATTTTTTACGTTAACGACCCGAATATCACCGACGAAGTCGAAAATGAAATAAAAGAACGAATAGAAAACTCTAAAGGTGTTGGTAACTTTAAAAATATGTTTGTAAGTATTCCTGAAGGCAATCCCGACGGTATAAAATTGATTCCTGTTGGCGATCTAAACTCGGCCAAAGATGAATTTGCCAACATCAAGAACATTTCAGCACAAGACCTTTTAAATGCGCATCGTTTTCCTGCCGGACTTTCGGGTGTTATTCCGGCCAACGGATCAAATACAGGGGATGTTACTAAGTTACGCAAGAATTATATGGCAACTGAAACAAAGGTTTTGCAGGATTTAATCCGTGATTCAGTGAACAACGATCAAGACATCATTAATTCACCATTTTCTAATCGATTACTATTTGATTTTGAAGTAATTATCCCGCCAACTGATTAAAATATGTTATAATTGGCTCGTGTAGAACTTCCCGGAGAATAACATGAGCCGAACCCCGTTATTATTCTGTCCAGAATGCGGCCAAAAAGCCCGAATAACAAAAACTGCCCGCACTCACAAGCTGCTAAATTATCAATATTGTTCATGCTCAGATCCTGAATGCGGTTTGACATTTAGAATTAAATCGGAATTTGATAGAGTGTTAAGCCCGAGCGCAAAAGGACTAGATAGATTAAATGCTTATTTAGCCAGTCATGGCAATAATTCACAACTGGCTTTTGATGTGGTTAATCCTGCGTAGTTTTGTCAATTTCTTTCATTTTTAATAATATTTCATGCAACAAACATAAGCCGATTTTTATATCATTGTTTGATAACTCAGCATCAATCATTAATTTGTTTAAAAATTCGGCTTGCTCTAACTTAATGCTATTTATTGTTATTTGATCCATTCTTTCACCCTTTGTTAACTGTACATATATACAGTATATTTATACAGCTATCACTTGGCAAGAAAAAATTAAAAAAATGTGATCAATGTATAACTATCTGATTTTTATTACATAAAACCATATAAAGCATTTTAGCGGTAAACTGAACAAAATTGAATTTACCGCCCAAAAAATTCACTCAGTTTTATTCATATTGTTCTATTACTGAATGCAACAAATCCGCAATACAGCAAATTATAACCATAAAATCGGTGGGGGTTGAATGTGCATTGATGCAATTACGGGCAATCGTTTCGGCCTGTTCGATTTTTGCAAAATTATTAAGGTGGATGATAACGTTTTCTGATGTGTCAACTGTTGTAAGTTGGTTAAAGTTTTTCATAGTATTTTATCCGTTGATAATGTTTAAACAATCACCACCAACATGCCAATATTGGCGGTGAACTGAACAAGGTTGGCATTACCGCTCAACGAAACGGCGCTCCTTTCGAAGCCCTCGCTCAGTCCACCATAGAATAGGTATGACTAAGCACGCATAAAAATACCGCTGACGCGGCTTATACGTCGTTGAACTAACAAGATGCCAATCTTGACGTTAGATTTTGCTAACGTATTTTTACTATATATCGGTTTTAGTTTTATTGTCAACATGTGTATTTACCCTGTTTTATACTTAAACGTATATTATCCTGAAAGTTTTTTACAAAATTTAAAAACTCCACTCTATATCTGGCGGTATACCACTCCATTTTTGGCGTAAGTCGATTACGGCCAACTTGTCTTTAACCCATTTTATTAGCAATTTGTCACTAAACTTTAGTTCCCGACCCGCTAAAAGATGATTTAACTGATGAGAATTGTAATTTATTTGATGTTTTTTTAGCTCATTTATCACTTTTTCACGCCGATCGTCCTGCGGTGATTTTTTAACCTCCGTACAGTTATTGACAGAACTCCGAGCGTCGCTATCGCTCCTATTTTTAGAAACAACAGCCCACTTTATTAAACGAGTGCATATAAAAGAAGCTGTACCGATAATAGGGGAAAACACACCTTTTACTTTCTTGATATCTTCCTCAAATTGATTTTGTGCTTCTTCGTACGAAATCCTTACCCGTAAATCTTTGCGCTGTACCATAGCGCCGCCTTGTAATTGAGTGTAAGCCGCCCAGTCGCCCGCATCCGCTGCGGCCAAAACCGGATCGATTGCAGGGCTTTCGACTTTTTGACTGCCAAGTCTACGAAGTTCACGCCAAACCGTTACGGGTGCGCCGCCAATTTGTTGGAATTGACGAATACCCCAACGGCTAGCCCAAGCCGTTACGTTCTTTGCCATTTCTTTTAAGTTTTGTCCTGTTTCGTCATCGACCTCATTATCAAGCTGATAACCATCAATATTTTTAGAAATATATTTAGCAATGTAGCCCGTTGCCGATCCTTTCTCTTTTTCGATATTTTCAAACTTAAAGCGAGCATGCTGCGCACCCTGTTCGCCGCCGTCTTCTTCTAGTGCATAGGTTTGCATAATTTCATAAACCCGCTGTTTGTGTGCCGGTAGCATAAAAACTAAAATATGCCAATGCGGTGTGCCGTCATGATGCGGTTCGGCAACTCTAAACCCAAAAATTTTTATACGCTCTCTGTTTAGCTTTGCTCTAATTTTTGCCCACACGCCACATAAATAACGCTGCGTGTCCCGTGGTGTGCCGCCGTTCCAGTTTTTGACAAACCCACCTTTGGCATGTACCGCGTGATATTTTGACGGCGCAGTCAATGTTATAAATGCCCCCTCATAGCCGTACTCATCAGCAATATCTTCAAAGCCTCGCATACGGACCATTAATTCGCAACGACGGATTACTGGGTTGGCGTTTGATTTATCGACCTGTAAAACTAACTCGAACTGTTCGCCTGTTTCGGTATTTTCTATACATTGTTTTTTTAGCCATTCCCGATTTTTCCGTTTTTGCTCTTTCCATTCACCCACGCAGGTGCGACTTGCATAAGGGTTTGCGTGCTTTTGTACTTGTCCGGCAGCAATAGCTAAATGCTCACGCTGAAAGCCCCATGTCCGCTTTAATCTGCTTTTCCACCACTTATCATCTGATAATTTAGCTAGTGCGATAACAATTTGCTGTTCACTGATTTCACCTTTTTTATAATCAGCAAAGTAGGGTGCTGTAATTTTTAACGGCTTGAGTTGCTCTAATGCAAATTTATAGATAGCTAATTCATGGGCGTTATTGCTTAACTTAAATTCCTCGGTTTCTAAAAATTTGATAATGAGATTGTGCATATAGCCAGCAATCTTTCCGCCAAGTTCTTCAACGTCGATTTTGTCTAAGATTGGTAATTTCGATAATTGCTCATAAAATTCTTGTACAATCAGGCTTTTTCCAGCATTTTCGATTGCGTATTGCTGCTGTACTTCGGTACACCGAGTTAGCCCACAAGTGCGTAAATAGGTATTAGCAACTTTTGAGCCTTTTTCTTGATACAGCGTTGCATATTTGTGAGCAAAATAACCACCGATAAACTGCGGAGTATCACTAAAATACGGGTGAAAATAATCATACTCATGCGGTATCTGCTCCCAAAGTGGACGCTCAATAATAGTCAATTCTTTGGGCGGTCTGCGACTTGTGGCGTATTGTGATTTTGGTTGAATATATTTTGTTGGTAAAAACTTGCCAACCGTATCGTAAAAATCACGCATACCAGAAAGCAGGGCATGTTTAACCCTGTGATTTAATGTTGGTAAGTTTTGCGTGATTGTGGTCATGTTACTTTCTACGTTTTTTATTACGATTTTTCCGTGCTACCCGGCGAGCTTTTGCTATACCCGTGGGCGTGTGTGCGGTTTTATTTTTGCCTTTGCCTTTTTTCAATTTCGGCGGCTGCATAACGATCATTGAACGCTTCAAAGAGTTAGCAGCACGTAATAAATGTTTACATATATAATTGAACACAGTTACACCTCCCTAATTTTGATGATGATTGTTAAAGCATATCCGGCGTTAACACGCCAATAATCTCTTTTGCAGGTTTTCGATTACCATTAGCGGCAACTGACCTTGGTGCGTCGATTTCGTAGATTTCGAAATCACTAAAAATACCTCTTACTATTGCGTTGTTACTGTTTGATACGATCGCAGTTGCTCCACGTCTAACGGCATGAACCAGTAAATCACGTAACAATTTCGTAACTGGGTAATTAAATTTGTGGGGAGTGTAGCCAGTAAAAATATCGTTTTTAGTGCCCGAAATGTACGGCGGATCGCAATAAATAACGTCGCCTGCTTCGGCCATTTCTATCGACGCCCTAAAATCTGCCGCTATTAACGTAACTGGGACGGAGATCAGCTTATTGCTAAATGCGATTAGTTCAGCCTTGGGAAAGTAAACCTTTTTATATTTGCCGTGCGGTACATTAAATTCGCCTTTTTGGTTATAACGGCAAACGCCGTTAAAGCAATGGCGATTTAAATAGATAAATTCAGCAGCACGTTCTAACGTAAATGGTTGCGTTATATTGCAATTAAAGCGGCAGCGAACTTCATAAAAATCGATGTCACTATCAAATAATGATTGAGTAGTATTTATTAATTCGGCTAAATCATCACGTAGACAGCGATAAACGTTAATTAAATCACGGTTTTTATCAGCTAATATATAGCTACTATAATTTGTATTGATAAACACATTACCCGCCCCAACAAACGGCTCTATTAGCCGCTGGCCGTCTGGCATGTGAGGTAATAACTGAGGAATAAGCCGACCCTTACCGCCGACCCATTTTAAAAAGGATTTTTCTACACACATTTTTTGAGCCTTAAAAGATTTGGGGCTGATTGCCCCGATTGATTATTGATTGATGGATTTATTCTGTTTCGTCTTTTTTAACTTCAAACTCAATAATATGTACATCGTCGTCAATGTCTGAGTCATACAAGTCGACAGCTTCGCAAATGATCACCGCATCACCACATGCAAGGGCAAACTTTGGATTTTCTCTTAACGGTTTTGAATACTCTTTCGGTAGTGTAATTACCCGCATCTCATGATCTGCAATTAACTCAAATAGAGAATCTTCTACATTTATTATTTTGCGTGAATTAGATTTAAATTTCTCAAACATCTGTTTTCTCCTTTATTAATAATTTATTGCTCGTGCTTACCTTTTTGCTTCTAAAATCTGCTGACAATAGACACACAAACTACACCCCGGCACGGCGTCACGTCTTGCCTCCGGTATTGGCTCGCCGCATTCACAGCAATAAAGTGATGATTTGCCGGTGTAAACCTTTGCACTTGCATTTTTCACAGCCGCGGCGGCAACTGTTTCAATGTGTGCTTGTGCGATATCTGCTAAATCTGCCATTAGAAGTCACCCCGTTGCCCTGACCGCATGACTTCGGCTTCTTGTTCTAAAAGGTCGGCTGACTGGGTCGGGCTTAAGTCATAAGTTCGAATAAAAGCCGCCAAGCGTTCCAGCTTTGCCGTAAATACGTCACAAAGTCCGCTTTTTGTTTCTTCTTTTGCCTGATTTAAGGCTTGCAGTAATGCATCGCCTTTAAGTGTTGTCATGTTCATTTATGCCACCTTTTTAGTTTCTTTTTTAAAATCTTCTTCTTCACATAATGCGAATGCATCAATAATTGCTTGCAATCGACGTAAACCTTTCTTTAAGTCGTCGACTTCTTTATCTGTCAGATTGTCATATTGCATTTGCCAAGCATGAGTAAATTGACTATCTGAGTTATAAATTTCAGTTGTGCGCAATTCGATGCCCGACGCACTAAGTAACAACCGTTTTTGACCTGGTTTTAAATTGTTAAAAGCTGAACGGGCAAGGCTGCGTTTGCCGCTTAAAATGTGATTGAACTCACGGATTAAACTGCGTGGCTCAATGGTTTGATTATTTTGCATTGTGTTCATGTACCCCCCCCTGCAATGGCTAGGATTGAGTGCGCCTAGCCTCGCACTTCTTTTTTGTTCCCCAACAAAAAAAGAACCTGTTATAATCAAATTCCCCAACAAAAAGAGGAAATAAAATGTCGTACGAAGTTAAAAATGCTGTTCTTAGCGGCTCAGATGAAGTTATTGCCTTAAAATTAGCTTTGTCTGTGCTCGCTAATAAATTATTGTCAAAAAAGGATGTTGAAGATCTTGCTAGTCAATTGAGAAACACGCAGATTCAACAATGCATTTTGTTAGCCGATGAAATCGAACAATTCAAACAGGCCGACAAGGATTTATCACGACTGAATCAACTCTTGTAAAATTATTTGTATAGTGTTTGTCCACTACTTCAAAAGCCCGTATTAGTTCTTCCGCAAGGAAAATCGGGGTTAGGTGCAGATTTTCTGCACTTTTTAATATTGCTTGCTTTATCATTCTGCATTCCCAATCAGCAATCGATTCATGTTCAAACATAATTACCCCTTTTATTGATTTGATTAATCCGCAATTAGTTTTTTATGCAACTTAATTACTTGCCCGTTTGATTTTTCAATCCAACCTTTCGGGTTGTGCGTGTTGATTTGAATATCGATCGGGGTTGGTTGCTGCGTGGTCTTTTTTAAATAGAATGAGTTAGCCATTGCTTAAACCTCAAAAATTAAATTGATTCGTTTTTTACTTTCCATTGCCGCACCCGCTGAGATATCGAACATATTAATCAGCGTACGGGTACGGCTTGATTTTTCTGAAACAGGTTTCTTCTTGACCGGAAGCTCCCCTTTTTTGACATATTTTTTAACTGTTTCAAGAGGTAAACCGGAAAGCTCAGCATAGCGTTCGACAGTTACCCAAGGTCCAAACTTTAAAGTTATTGAAATTGGTTCGCTCATAGTGCATTATGTCCTTTTTGGAATTATTGACCTTTATTGACCTTTACGAGTGTCCGTTTCGGATTGTTTTATATATTACTATCCGTATCGGAGGCGTGTCAATACTCCGAATCGGATTTTTTTGAGTTTTACGGGTGATTTATGGATACTGAAAATGAATGCAAAAAAATAATAAATAGAATGGTTTTCGCCTATGGAGCAAAAACAGTTAAGTCACTAAGCGAACTACTTGGGACTACTGTCAGTGTTATAGGTAATAGAGTCGCAAGAAATTCAATTCCATATGATTTAATAGTTAAATGCTCAATAGATACAGGCGCAAATTTGCAATGGGTTCTAACTGGCGAGGGTGAGCCAAACATCGACGGTATCAAAACAGAAAAAAAATCAATTGAACTATCAAGCGAAGCGTTGGAAAAACTAGAACGAATTGCAGCACTAAAAAACAGTGGTGCTATTACTGATGATGAGTATCAGTTATTAAAGAGTAGTATTTTTAAGGTTGGTTAATTTACGATTTATTTGACTATTGGAAATTAGGAAAAATAATGAAAAAAAAATTTAAAGCTTATACACCAATAACTAAAAAACAAATTGATGCTGTATGGCGGAGCAAAACAACACTATTTATTCTAGATACAAACATTTTATTGAATTTATATAGTTATCGTAAGAAGACTCAAGATGACTTTTTTAAAATACTTGAAAAATTGAAAAGTAATATTTGGATTCCATATCATGTAATGCTTGAATATCATAGAAATAGACTAAAAGTCATTAATGATAAAGAGAACACCATTAACGAAATAATTAAACGGTGTAATGATATGCGTTTAGAATTTCCCAACGATATGTTTGAAAAAAAAGAAGAAAAAGATATTTCATCAGCATGCAAAGATTTTAGCCGTAAATACCCAGACTTAAAAACTGATTGGAATAATATTAAGGAAGTTATTAATAAGGACTTTTCTAAAAAAAAAGAAGAGTATATTAAAAAAATAAAGCAGGTAACAGATAACGATGTTGGTATTAACAATCATGATAAAATATATGATTCATTAATGGAAATACTTAAATTCGTTGGTACCGCTTACGATAAAGGTTTTATAGAAGACATTAAAAATAAAGGTAAAGAGCGCTATAAGCATAAGCGACCGCCTGGTTATAAAGATGCAACTAAAGATCAATCTGAAGATAATGTTTACTATCATAATGGATGTGCGATTCCTTACAAATATGGAGATCTTATTATTTGGGAGGAAATAAAACGGTATGTAAAGAATGAAAAAGCCAAGTTGTTTGAAATAAAAAATATAGTGTTTGTAACCGATGATAATAAGGAAGACTGGGTTCAGAAACATTACAGTGGAGATAAAACAATATCGGTGGCAAGATATGAGTTATTTGATGAATTACTCATGGACGCTAAGCATATTAGTCATTTTCTTATTGCTGATTCAGAAAGTTTTGTTGAACAAAGTAATAATACTTTCAATTTAGAATTAAATGATGATTCAGTTAATGACATTAAAAATACTGCTAATAATTTAAAAAGATTGATTTTAGAAAGAGCTGCCTTTGAAATTTCTAATAGCCGTTCAGAAAAAAAACCAGATAGTTTAGATTCAGAAGATTTTAAGCCGCCTTCCAATCCAGAAAATACAAAATTATCTTTTTTCCAAAGAGAAAGGTTTAATTTAATGCAATCAATAAAAGCCACGAAAAGAGATATTCGTGTTACGGAAATGTTGTTATTAGAACCTCGATCTAGAGAAGATGAAATTAGATATCGCAGACGTTTATTAAGGCTTGAAGAACAATTATTATATTATTCAAAACAGTTAGATGACTTAGTAGAGTTTTATATACCTACCAAAGTTAGACCTAAAGAAGAATAAAGTGCATGACAGTACGCAAGCAATCTAACGGCAAATGGCTGTTTGAAAAATATTTAGACGGTGGCAGGCGCATTCGTAAAACGTTCGCAACTAAAGGCGAGTATTTTTAATAAATAATAAAAAAGAGGAAGGAAATAAAATGATTGATTACAAAACAGCAACAAAAGCCGAATTATTAGCCGAATTTGAACGATTAAAAAAAATATCTCATGATGACGGTTTTTTTACTAAAAAAGAATTTTTACACTTTCCGCAAATCGCAATGCCAAACGAGACGCCGATCGGTATATCATCGGGAAGCATGGACGGTAAAACATGGTTGATTATTTTAACTAATCAACGAGTAATATTTTTAGATAAAGGCATGTTTTTTGGATTGAAACAAGTTGCATTAGATTTAAGTCACATTTCATCAGTTGGCGGAGAAACTAAATTACTATTTGGTGAAATCACGATCGCCGCCGACGGACACACGTACACGGTCGAAAACGTCTCAAAAAAAGGTGTGGTACCGTTTACCAATATGATTAAGCAAGCAATAGAAGCACTAAAACAAAGCAAAGAACAAAGCGCAAACAACCACGCCCAACAACCCGCAACCAATAATAATGACCCATTCGAACAATTAGAACGCTTAGCATCATTAAAAGAAAAAGGCATTATAACAGAAGAAGAATTCCAAGCACAAAAGGCTAAAATTCTGGGATGAGTGTACGCAAGCAATCCAACGGCAAATATTTAGATGGCGGCAGGCGCATTCGTAAAACGTTCGCAACCAAAGGCGAGGCACTTGCCTATGAAAGCTATAAAGCGGCCACAAAACCGTAGTGCTATTACTGATGATGAGTATCAGTTATTAAAGGCGAGTATTTTGAAGTAAGGTTTATTTTGTACAGATTAAATTTAAAACAAGCATATTGCAGCTAAGAGTGATTTGTTTTATAGTAGTCAAGTACTATTTTTTATCCTCTTACAATGGAGTCCAAAATGGCAAAGAAAAATACATTAAATAAAGCAAACTTAAACAAGGAAGCTTTAGATTTATTTATTTCTGTCACAAAGGACATTGAAGAAACAGAAAAGCGTTTAGAACAAAAACGCAAAAAGTTTGAAGAGGTTAAAAAAAATGGAGCGTTCGGAACAACTCACCGATTCACTTTATGATTTTATCTATATAGACACTCACAAATCAAAAATCCTTTTAGCTCAAATTGAATCTAATGGGATTATTACTCAAATCAAAAACAGATACGAGCAACAAGAAACATCCGAAAGTAAAGCTGTTCTTAATACGGTCATTGGTTTTGAAAAAAATAGAGATAACTCAAACACGGAATCAACAGAGCAATCTTTCGATACAGCCTTATCTGTTCACTTGAGACTACTGCATAAATTAAGCGAACAACAAAGAATAAATAAAAATATCAATAAATCGAAAGTCGGCGATATTATTTTGTTTACCGGCTTGGTTGAGATTTTTGATATATCCACAATTAAACAGCTAATTACGTCCGGATCTCTGGATCGGTTAAAAAAAGACAAACACTGGAAAGAAATTGCTGGTTTTATCAAAGTTATTCCCGCAACAGTTCAATTCACGTTTAAAGATGAAAATGAAAACAGGGCATGGATGACATTACCCGATCATAACCTACTTATGCCTTCTAGTGAACTTCTATTGAAATACGGGAATGGTTTAGAAGGGGTTTGGTCTGTTATTGGAATATTAGATTCATTACCAGGTGAAGTGAATAGGGGTTTTGTTGAAAACAGGAAGTATATAGCTGACTTAGGCGACATATCCAATCATTTTAAAGCAATGGTAGGGAAACATCGCGAAAATTTTGGTATTACGCCTTTAATGATATTTAGACAAATCGGCTAAATTAAGTCGTCACAGCTAGACATAGATCGCAATTTGTATTAGTATTATGTGCAATTGTACCCTGTCCTCTAATCTCGGATTCACGTGCTTAATTGAGCAAAGAGCAGTTATGGCAGGGCCTTCTAATCACATCAAACAAATCAACTAACCTAGCTGTATAACACTAAATCATCATTTATATAAATTTGATTACGAGTATTATGCATGTCTATCAGAAAACAAAAAAACAAATGGCTATTTGAAAAATATTTAGATGGCGGCCGCCGCATCCGCAAAACATTTGCAACAAAGGGCGAAGCGCTTGCCTATGAAAGCTATATCGAAGAACAAGCAATCACAAAGCCTTGGATTGCTGAAAAGCAAGATCGGCGGCGTTTGTCTGACTTAGTGAATACGTGGTATTTATCACATGGAAAAACACTAGCGGACGGCGAGAGAGAAAAGCGGATATTAGACTTTATTTGTGAAAGCCTAGGGGATCCGCTTGCCGATAACTTCACTACAAAGGATTTTACAAATTATAGACAAAAGCGATTAAGCGGTGAAATTTACAGAGTAAAATCTAAACAAACAGTATCAAAAAGGACATTGAACTTAGAGCTTGTTTATTTACGCTCCGTCTTTAATGAGCTAAAAAGACTTGGAGAGTGGGACAAGCCAAATCCCTTGGAAAATATAAAACAGTTCAAAACAACAGAGCAAGAAATGGCGTACTTTACAGCAGAGCAGATCGATGCTGTGCTAACAGAAGCTGCGTTAAGCACAGATAAAGAACTGTTACTTAAAGTAAAGATAGGGTTGTCAACTGGGGCGCGCTGGTCTGAAATATGCGATCTGACGTCGTCACAAATAAAAGACGGTCGTATTACATTTATCAAAACTAAAGGGCGGCGTAATCGTTCAGTGCCGATAACCCAAGAATTACAGAATGAACTGCCAAAAACAAAAGGCAAGTTATTTAAATGCACTATTAGCGATAAATACTTTCGAAAGATGATCGAAAAATGCGGCATTGAATTACCTGATGGGCAATTAACGCATGTACTACGCCACACTTTTGCTAGCCATTTTATGATGAACGGGGGCAATATCTTGGTACTACAAAAAATACTTGGGCATACTGATATTAAAGTCACAATGCGTTACGCTCACTTTGCACCCGATCACTTGGAGGAAGCAGCGGCATTAAATCCACTAATTAAACGCTAA